AATGGAAACAAAAATCGTTTACCAATGTGATTACGATGGTGTTTTTATTGGTGAAACCATAGCAGATGAATCACCGCTGGAACCAGGCGTTTTCCTGATTCCAGCTCGATCAGTTGAAAAGAAACCACCCAAACTCAAAGCAAATCAAGCAGCAGTCTGGGATCAGTCAAAATCCAAATGGACTACGCAACCAGACTGGAGGGGTTATCGATATTGGCTACCAGATCGAACGTTTCATACTATTACTGAATTGGGTGTTGAGCCACCCGAAGATGCTATGGATTCTGACCCAGGTCCATCATATCAAGACCAGATTTTTGAACTAACTGTTCAAGTTCAGAGAATGATGGATGACGAAGTCAAGAAACGTGGTTATGACAGCATTTTGAGTGCTTGTACTTACGCCACCAGCAAGGTGCCGAAATTCCAAGCGGAAGGCCAAGCTTGCGTGGAGTGGCGAGATGACGTCTGGGTGGCGTTCTACCAGCACCTTGGCAAAGTAAAAGACGCAGGTACTGATCTGCCAACGTTTGATGATTTGGTGACGATTCTGCCTGCCATGGTTTGGCCCAAATAACGGTCAACATAAGAAACAAAAAAAGCGAGGCCTGAAAGCCTCGCTTTTTTTCCGAGTCCAACTATGGACTAAATATAGACATCAACATATCAGCAACGGATCTATGTCAACAAATTTCTATGTAACCCCAGGTATTGATCAATCCATACCGATCGTATCAGGAAAAATTGATAATCAAACTGATCTCCAGATAGTTGGAAATTCCGCTTCCAACTATGGGCCAGCTATAGCTCAGAATTTTGTTGATCTCCTGACTAACTTCGCATCCGAAGTCGCACCACCATCAAAACCACGAAGAGGTCAATTATGGTATAAAAACGCCACAAAACAATTGATGGTGTATGTCGGTGAAAGCATTCCGGGGACCGAATCTGGTTGGTCTGGTATCATCAGTACGACTGCTACCGGGCAGGGCACTGCCATCAATCAAGGTGGTACCGGGCTTACGAGTGTTGGGCCCAATAGAACGTTTCTTAATTCAAACGGTTCATCTTTGGAATATGCTTATTGGTGGGACGTCAAACCTGATGATGGTGTATCGGATATCGGATCCATCGGGAATCGATTCGGTGCAGTATTCACCAAGAATCTTTATTCAGAAAACTGCCATATAACCAATTCAGTTAATTCGGTCTATCTAAACCTGTCCAGTGATGCGACTATTTTAGGTTCTGCTGATATTTCCGGATCGGTTAGTATTGGGGGTGCTTTGACGGTTTCTGGATCTTTGAATGCAAATGCGTCCTCTGCATCAAAAATAAAAACACCGTTTCAACTCTCATTGAATGGCGACATTACTGGTTCTGTTGTTATGGACGGAAGCCAATCAGTATCAATTCAAACGACAGCTGATTCATTGAAAGTGGTTAAAACGAGTGGTGGAACAATGACAGGCTATTTGGTATTGGCGGCCGATCCAGTATCAAATATGCAAGCGGCCACAAAACAGTATGTTGATGGTAAAGTAGGAAATTACTTACCATTAACTGGTGGAACTTTGAGCGGAACATTAGTTTTGGCAAACGATGCTAGTTATTCCATGGGGGCTGTCACCAAACAGCAATTGGATAGAGTAACAGCCCTTTATACTAGTGGAGTAGTTGCTGGTAATACGGCTGATATCTTCCCTCCTTATGGATGGTCTATGGCAGATTTGAAAGCGTTTTGCCCATCCATAAACCAAATCTACTTTGCTGGTGTGGTAAACAATGACGATTCTTTGTTCTGTTATTACCAAATCTTGGGTGATCGTATTCGTGTAGTGGTGTATAACTCAGAACAACGTGCGACGCCGTATGCCAACTACATCGCAATTTGGAGAAAGCAATGAAATACGTGATTATCAATGTTTCTGAAAACCGAGTTGTATCATTCAACGACTACGAACAAGACGTGCCAGAAGGGTTCATTTGTCGCGAAGCCAAAGAAGGCGAACTTGATAGTTTCATGACTGGTATGATCAGTTATGATTCAGAGCTGGACGCTCTTGCCCATCCGAAAGTTACTGATATCAATATTCTTCGTCGTCAAATGATTACTAAGTCACAGACTGTTTTGAACAACTGGGCAAAAGAAAAGGGTTACTTGGATTTGAACGATCTGATTTCGTTCAGCAATAGTACCAACAAGACAATGAAAGCTGATGCCATTGCTGGCATCAAAGCACGCGACGATATGCGTCAAGCGATCATGAAATATATCGAATCACTTGGTGAGAGTTGTGGTGTTTCCATTGACGACGCATTTGATTCTATCCCCAAACCTTCTTGGTGAACCACATTTTGATTCTCCAAGAAACATGATTTACAATCAATAAATACACGGTTAATGCCGGAGTTTTATACATGTCATCTTCAAGTTACCTAATCACTCTAGGAGCTGATTCCGTAAACACCCCCGTAACGGTTCTGCCTGGACAACTCAAAGATGTGTCACATCTAAAGCTTGTCGGCCGAGGCGCCCAAGGATATGGTTTGGCATACGCCCAAAATTTTGCATCTCTGCTCTGCAATTTTGCATCCGATACAACACCGCCACCCAATCCAGTAGTGGGCCAAATTTGGTATAATGATTCTGAAAAACGATTGAAAGTTCGAACCGCCAACGGCTGGAGTTCAATTTATGGTGAAGGTGGAATAATCCCCATTGCTTCTGGTGGTACTGGTACCAATGCCCTCAATGCACCTGGTCAAATCGTAAGAGTCAAGTCACCAGTAAATCCCAATGACCCGCCTTCTTTGGAATGTGTGCCATTGAACACTATTGTTGGTACAACATTTGTTAGAACTGATTCGGATTCTCAACCAAGCTCAGATAATCTTTGGTCTGTTGGAACTCAGTTGAAGCGATTCAAAGAGATTCATTCGGTTTCGTTTAAAGGTAATGCCGACACATCGACTCTTTCCGCATCTGCCACCAAATTGCAAAACACCAGAACGATTTCTCTTCAAGGTGACGCTTCAGGGACAGTTAATTTTGATGGGTCAGCAAACGCTTCTATCACAACTTCGATACCTGGTATTGGCAATTTCAGAGATGCAGTAATCGTAAATGCAAACACGACCCTGACCGTAAATGATTTTGGTAAATTCTATCAAACAACTTCGGGTGGCCCTTGGACCTTTACGATACCCACTGCTGCCGGCCAGAATGGCAAGAAGATAATGGTTTGGGCCAATTCTGCTCAAACTCTAAACCTCACAGTCAGCGGTTGTGATTTTATTGGTCCAAATAGTTCTGGTACTTCCAATCAAACCGTTCAAGCCTATTCTTTGATGACGCTAGTGTCTGATGGATTCAACTGGGTAGTATCATCGACAAACGCCCAGGGTCTTGGGTATGTGCCAGTTAACAAAGCTGGTGATTATATGTCTGGCTCACTTGTGGTAGTTGGCGGTAATAATTTTACTGCTGGTACCCCTGGTTCATCGGGCCAAGCCAGACTTATAGGATTAAATCCAGGTAGCGCCTATACGGGTAGAGTTGAGTTTATTGGTTCTAATGATATTCGCGCCGGATTTATTGGCAATGCGCAGAATGTTGGTTCAACTGATGCTGGTACTTTGACTTATTGTGGATCGGTGCATAACTTTACCGGTAGTATCAATCTTACTGGAAGTTTGTATGCTTGGGGAAATGTTACTGCATTCTCCGATGAACGACTCAAGAAAAATATCAAGAAAATCGATTCTGCTCTGGAAAAAGTCAAACGTATGAATGGCGTCACTTATGAGCGCTCCGACATAAATGATGGCGTTAAGCATACTGGTTTGATAGCTCAGAACGTCAAAGAAGTAATGCCAGAAGCCGTATCCGAATCTAATGGATATCTGTCCGTTGCTTATGGTAACTTGGTTGGTCTTTTGATCGAAGCGATTAAAGAACAGCAAGAAACCATTGAAATGTTAAAAGCCAAAATCAATGGCGACTGAGTGATTTATGGCCATCCCGATTAATCCAGTTTCACTGTCTGATATCAGAAATGAATTCGGTGGAAACAATCCGATCAATCTGAGTAATTATTATTTGTATGGGCCTTTGGTTGGCAATGCCATTATTACTAACCCAGCCCAATCAGAACCGTTATCAAGTTCCGGTCATATTAGTCTGGGTATGTTCAGGGGTATATCAAAATATACCCCATTGACTATTGTTAGGCCATCGTTAATCTATACTAATGCCAATGGTCCTTACTCTTATACTGATGCCAACTGGCCGGGTGGATATAACGCATTGTGGATGGAAATGTCGTTTACTGTCACTGGAGGAGCTGGTAATTTGACATGGTCGATACCAAATTGGTATAATGATGCTGGTCAGTTTGGTTTCGCTCTAACTAATTACGGTAACGGTACGTTTAGATTCAGCAATGACCAAGGACCCAAAACACCCACGGTTAGAATCGAAGTAACTGACGGTTATTCTGTTGCATTTGTTTACAAATCTTTTTCAATGTGGTGGTAAAATTAGTCTAAAGATTGATCATATCTATGGCATGGTACCCGTACAAGGTGAGGGAAACTTTGATAGTTTCCCTTTCTACTTTCGAGCACGCGGTGACCATTGGTTCCTGTATTTGAACCCGTTTCAAGAAGATGAAATCGTAGTTGCGTCGGCCAAATATGAAAATGCTGGCTTCATACCAAAAGAATTGGCACAAATAATCATCGAGAACTGTTACGACATGTGGAAAGGCCTGCACGAAGCAGGCCTTTCCAATCTGTTGCCGCAAACAATCAAACGGCCATCTTTGCTTTGATTGCTGGGTGGGATTGATAACCCACCAGATTGATGTCATCCATGGTGAAACCATCAATCGTCTTCACTTCAGGATTCAACCACAACGTGGGTAGTGGATATTCGGTACGGTTCAATTGTTCCACCACTTGATCAAAGTGGTTATGGTAGATATGAGCGTCACCGAATGTGTGAACGAACTCACCAACAGCCAATCCACAAACCTGTGCGATCATGTGAGTGAACAACGAATAAGACGCGATGTTGAATGGAACTCCCAGGAAGAAGTCGGCAGAACGTTGATACATCTGGCAACTGAGCTTCTCCGTTGGAAGATTCAGAGCGACCATCCGATCCTTGATTGGAGACTTTGCCTCGAATTGCTTGTCGAGTTCCTTGCGAATCTCCAAGGACAAAGATTTTCGATACGCTGAGTACGCCTTCTTCATCTCGGCCTTGCTCATCGGCGACACGTAGAATTGCGCAAACATGTGACACGGAGGGAGCGCCATTTGATCCAGTTCACCCGGGTTCCAAGCAGTCAAGACATGGCGACGACCGTATGGATCTGACTTGATTCCATCGATCAGGACGGCGATTTGGTCGACGTATTCGGGACCAGTGAACACCTGCTTGATCCTGTCAAGAAAACCTACTGGAGGCTTGGGAAACTTGCGCCATTGCTGTCCGTAAACACGACCCAGATCACCGTCGTACTTGGCTTTGGGTTTCCAATACGGAGCTTGTGCGTTTTCAGTCCAGATCGTTGGTTTCTCACTATCACGGTCTCCATGAAGAATTTCGCGAAGACGATGTTCGTCACCGCTACCCTCAATGAAAAATAGTAATTCCGAAGTGACTGCTCGCCAAGCCAACTTCTTGGTGGTGATGGCCGGAAAACCTTCACTCAAATCAAATCGCATCTGAAGTCCAAAGATGCTTCGAGTACCAGTTCCGGTACGATCGGGGCGGTCAACGCCCTCGTCCATGATTTGACGCAGTGCGTCATGATATTGCTTCATTCGTAATTACTCCTATCCCAGATTTCAAATGTAACGTTGGGGTTGAATACTTGTTCGCGGGAATGCAGCTTGAAACGATCATAGTCACCGTGACAATGCTGCTCCATCAAGTCATCAATATGTAGATATGTATCAGCTTCGACGATTTGACGAATACGAGTCAAATAGATGCGATCAACCCACGGCATCATTGCTTCGTAAACTTTTGCTCCGCCGATAATCACCACTTCACGATCACCGAAGGTTTCCTTGAGTGCTTGGTGAATATCCCCGGTGTCAATGTTCCATACCATATCGGCTCCTGGTACTCCTAGACGAGAACTTAGTACCACATTGATTCGATCCGGGAGAGGTTTGATTGGCAAGCTATCCCAAGTGCTAGAACCCATGACAACCGGCTTTCCTTTTGTTTGGGTTTTGAACCATCGCATGTCTTCGACGTTATGGGCCCAAGGAAGCTGGTTATCGAGTCCAATGCCGTAATTGTCTGCTACGGCAACAATCATTGATAGTTTCATCTGAATGCATCTGGTGCGCACATGCGCATCGTGGTTAAAAATTGATCCCAATCAGCTTGCATAGCTGGATATTCTCGAATCAGCTCTTGGATCTGCAAGTAGATCCTTGCATGTTCCTTGGCGTCGTTGACTTCTTTCTGCAAAGCATTGACACGGCATTTCAATGTTCCGATCTCGCTATTCAACCGACTAATAAGCTCGGCTTGCTTGTCGATCATTCGTTGTTCTTGACTGATCATAGGAATTTGGGGTCAAACCCCTGTTTGACCTTTTCCATCTTTTCCTCAAGGTCCGGAACGACCATCTTGAGGTGCATGACAAATTCATCCCAGATAGGTTGAAGTGCTGGTTCTTCTTGAACTGCCTTCTGGATCATTTCGTAGAAATACCCGTTAATCCTGTTATCGTTCAACTTTAGTTGCAACGCCATCGACGTTGCATTGGCATCCTTGACTTCTTTTTCGAGAATTTGATTCTTGACGATTTGGTGGTGAAGTTGCGTCTTTAACTCGAAGACTGTTTCAGGCATCCCTTCAAATGGATATTCTTCGTTCATAGTGTTCCTTTCAGGAGGAACTGGCCCACATTGCATGAGCCTGAACCTCAAGAGCTATGATACTAGCTCTTGAGTCGATATCAAATATCGTCGTCGCCGAAGACTTCGCGGAAGATGTTATTGGTGGTTTCAATAACCATTTCGCGAATGCGTTTGACGTTGAGGATTACTCGAATGTCAACAATATCAAACTTTTGGCTTGCCAAAGCGTCTTGAAGCTCTTCGCCGGTGATAACAAATTCCTTGCCATCTTCAGTGCGGATTTTCGCCATGATGATGAACTCGGGTGGTACCACTTCGGGTTCGATTTGATCAATGATCTCATCGAGGATGTCTGGTCGTCGCATAATAGGCTCCGCACGTTTCGTTCAGAGTATTTACTTTCGGAGACCTCGACGTTATGTACCAGCAAAAGGTTCAGAGTTTCTTACGGGTTTTCGACTGCAAGTATTCTTGCCATTGAACCCATTTGGTTGTCCCATTCGGGACAAACCCCCATTCTCTGATCTTTGGTCCCATCACAAACAAAGTCCAAACTTCGGGTGTGTCGGGATCTAGCTCCACACGATGCAAGGCTTTTGCGCCATTCCACCGCATAGGCTGGGTACTATCTCGCCATACTTTGACGGTTTTAAGGGGATCCAAGGGATCTGGCATGTGTTCCCAGTACCCTCCTTTCAAGATCTTGCTACCCCAGAATAACCAGGGATGATCATGAAGTCCGCCGTCATCATCGCTCTTCCAAAAGCGATGAACTGCCAATTGAAAGACACCTGGTATCTTGATAATCCAATTGCGTTCCAAGTAGGGTTCGTTTGCTTCACGATCTAGGATGATCTTGGACAAACCAAACTTGCGACGCAATTCAACGTATCTCTGATACCAGGTCTTCTTCATGACAGTTCACCGTTGCTTTTCAAGGTGTCTGAATGCTCGAGTGCTGCGAGAATAACGGCTGCGGCTTTGATCAAGCATTCTTCATACTCGTCTTGCTCGATTCCACCACCTCGCAGGTAACTTGCGGAGCTCTTTCTCATGGCAGGCTCGTTGAGATAGTGACCGGCGATTGCAATCCAGTCATTGACTGAATTCTTCGCATCCCACTCAGACCCCGGAAGGGTCTTTTGTCGGTCACGTTCTTGCTTGATCCTGTCAAGGAGTTCGCTCAACTTATCAGCCATTGTCTTGAGTCTTCAGGACTTCGTCAGCCAGTGCGGCTTGTGCGGCCTTTTCGGCATTCGTTGGACGACCAGGACCACGACGCTTACCAGCTTCGATTTCTTCTTGGCGCAGGCTTGGTGCCGTGCGGTATGCCTGTTCACGCTTGCGACGTGCTTCGGCTTCCAGCATTTCAGCTTCAGCCAACAGATTGCGGCCCATCATGACTGCACTTTCTGATGCATCGGCGGATTGATTTGCCACCACTGGGTTGTACTTGACATCACCCACTTCTTCCGTTAGCTTCTCGCCAGAGTCCAGTTCACCCATCTGTGTGAGGATGTCACGCAATGTGAATGGTGTATTGGGGCGAGGCAGCATGATCAGATTGTCAACTGGTTCTGCACGCAGGAAACCACGATTGTGGAACTCTTGCAGGATAGTGAGACCAGTTTCTGGGACCATGCGACGAGCCAATGCATCGGCCAGGTTGCGTTCTTGTTGACCTTCCGTGGAGTCAACGACTTCCATCAGGATCTGTTCGTATCGTGGAGGCAGGGATTCAATGTTGATGATCAGTGCATTGTTCTTGTCATCAGGCAGTTGCATGAAAACGACAACACAACGTTGATCCGTGGACTTGATTTTGCCTACGTGCTTCTTAATTGACATGTTGATTCCTTTGAATGTAAGACGAGCTGGTGAGCTTGTTAGCCCGGCCAGCCCGTTACAGGAAAGCCTTACGGCTTGTGATTACTTGCGCTTTGCAGCAGGCTTAGCGGTGACCTTCTTGGCAGGAACCGCCTTGGTCTTCTTTGCCTTCGGCTCAGGCTTGGGTTCTTCCTTGGGCATGGTGGCCACCAGGAATGCAACCAGCTTATTGCGAACAGCCATCACTTGGTCGATGACTTGCCAGCCCTTGAAGGCTCCTTGCTCGCAAGCATGGTCGATCACCTTCACCGCATTTTGCAGATCAGCCAGACCGATGGTCGGCGCATCAACTGCGGGGGTTGCACCGTCAACGGGTGCATCAACGGGGGTGTCAACCTTGTTTTCTACGTCTGCCATGTTCAAACTCCTTTTGTTTTCATGTTTTGTAACGGCGTGTGTGAACTATAATGTAACCAGAACCTGATGTCAAAATAAATTCACGAATTTCTACTAAAGATTTCTGGGTGCATGCGACGAGCCAGCCGCGCCATTACGCGCCTTTGAAGAACGTGAATAGCTTGGCTGAACTCCGCGGAATCACTCTGGTGCTTGACGGGAGGCCCACAAACAAGTTGAACGCTTCCGCGAGGAGATTGATAATCTCCTTCTCTTGATCAGTCAGAGCTGATTGTCTAGTGGTTTCCATTTGAATTGATCAGCCACTAATTTGAATTGAATCAAGATTTCATCATCAGCTTCAATCATCAACCCGTATCCGTCATGGAAATAGAATGAGTCATCCCGAGATACCGTGGTGTCGGGGTTGAATAGCTGATGAGCTGTTTTGTACCAACTCACAATGATTTCATTTGGTGCGATAGACTCGAACCAAGAATGCACCTTTCGTAGTTCCGAGAAGTTCTCAAGTCGAGACTCCAGATAGATTGAACCACGATAGTGCGACCAAGAATCAGATAAGCTGAACCGAACAATTCGCATTGCCGGATGGTAATTGAGGACCATCAGGTCCTCAATATTCACTTGTTGGTGACTTTGACTTTGTCGTCAGGCCACATCAAGTAGAAGTTCCAGCTCGGGTGCCGGATTGTGATTGACTTCTCCTTGAGGATTTCCACAAACTCGTGGTAGCCAGGCTTCCGCGGTGCGTTCAGTGGCTTCATCTTTGTGAAGTGACTCTTTGCGTGGTTGCAGGGCTTGCAAGCCGTAACGATGTTGTCCCAGACAGTCTTACCGCCGTGCAGACGGGGAACCACGTGATCCATGGAAAGATCGTCAGCGTGAAAATGCTTGTTGCAGTATTGGCAAGTGTAACGGTCACGAGTGTAAACGTTCTGGCGAGAGAACTTCACGGTGCGTCCCATACGAACCCAATTGCGCATCATGACTACTGCTGGCACAGCAACTTCCGTGCTCGGGCTGCGAACGACCCAGTCTTCATAGGTGTGCAAGACATCGACGTGATCGAGATACATCGCTTTGATAGAATCGCGCCAGCTGAGTGTGCTCATAGGCACTACACTCAAAGGCAGACCATCGCTGTTCAAAACCAGCGTGTCTCCTCCAGCGTTGAAGTTGATTCTGTCCATCATAATGATGCCCCTTTTCTATCAAAGTATTTAGTGAAGGTTGAAATTGACTACCTTCGCTCCTGTCGATGTAAAACGAATGTCCAAAGTGCTCAAGTGACCAGTTTTTCCACAACCAGTGTCCAAGAACACAGCCTTCCCTCCCTGATTACCAGTCGCTTGCAAGGGTTCAAACTTGCTACGAATGTCGTGCCCAACGATTGCCGTTTGGTCCGGGCCAAGGAGATCGACCCAATTGTAGACTCTGTTTGGGAAACCATCTAGCCTTTTTGCTGAATCGTCAATTTCTCCGTACAAAGTAATGTCTTCAAGATCGGATGGCAACCGCATTCCGTTATGATTCCACATTTCTGGCATCACGGCGCCGTGAGCAAAAATGAAGTTGTCACAAACGCGGTGGTTTCGCATCAAGTTGACCAGAGCTCTAAACCTCGAAACCCAACGATCATGGTCGAACTGACTCAGAGCTTCGATCCGATCAGTTGTCACCTTGTTACCAGAACTCAGTCTGATCCTCGATGACCCAGATTTTTCGACCTGTGCCAAGTAACGGAAGATCTTCCGTTCGTGGTTTCCCATGAGTGCTTCCGCTTCCCCTCGGACCACCAGTCGGTAAACTTCTTCGATGACCTCGAGAGTATCGATGCCGTAATCCAGAAGGTCACCCAGGAACAACAAGAAGTGGTTCCGGCTGCGAGCCCATGAAATGGCGTTCTGCAGTGGATTCATCATTCCGTGAATATCCGCGACGACAGTAATGCCATCATACCCACGACGTTGTAGTTCACTAAAGAAGTTGGCATCCGGAAGAGGCTTCAGGATCTCAGCCGGTGAACGAATCAAATCAACCACTTCTGCTACTCGATCGCCTCGAACCAAGTCTCGACGGATGTTGAGATCATCCACGAAGTAGAAAGTGTTGAACCCCTTGTTCACCATGGTTTTCGCGATGGCGACTCGAGAGTCTCGTGACATGTCGGGAGCGTCGACTACCACTCGTTGGCCCAATGAAAGCTTCAACGCAATCATGCGTTCGAACTCATCCTGAACCATTCGGCGGAGATCCGGGCGTTCTGAGTCGCCCACCAATGACCTTTTGACGTTTTCCAAGCTCAGGATTTCGTAATCGGCAAAATCCGGAACGTCCTGGGGTGTGACGTCAATAAGAAAAATCAAACTATTCAACGGTATCTTCTTCATTCTTGGCATTCTAAGAGCTATATCGACACACGTCAATTGCCATAAATACCGCAAGAGGTGACCTATGCCAATTATCCGAATCGTTTTCTTCTTGTTACTTGGAGCGTTCACAGCGGTTCCGTTGGTGGCAAAGAAGGAACCAGAACCAGCAATCCAAACCAGTTCGTCTTCAGTGGTGATTGAAACCGACCAATCAATCACCCAGCCACTCCTGAAACCGCAAGCAATCGTAGAAATCCCTATCAAGAAGGAAAAGATCTCGACGGGAAAATGGTATTACGATTCTCAGATTAAAAAGGCGGCCATGTGCCTGGCACTAAATGACTTCTACGTGATGGAAGCGACGTTTATCATCAGCAATCGCGATAAAGACAACGTTGACAAGATTGTTGAATCTGGCAAGGTTGCCAGCGATAATCACGATGCGTATGCATCATATTTCGTTACACTCAAAACCATGTATATGGGCGTCGGACTTGACGGCGACACCATTCAGAAACTTTACGTGAATACTTATGGCGTCACGCTCTATGAGACGACCAAGGAATTCAATTCAATCCTTGCCGATAAGGACGGTGACGCGATGAAAGACTTCAATCGCGTCACCTGGAACAAAATCATTGGTTGTGCGTCCTGGTATCGGAAAGCACAACAGAAATTAGACACTTGACTTCCTGATCAAGTCACACACAGCCTCAGCGGTTGCTGGGGCCATCGTCCAACCCAAATGCCCGTGCCCAGTGTTGTAGAAGACACCTGGCGAGCGTTTTGATTCTTGGACAACAGGCAGCATGCTGGGGGTCATTGGGCGCAAGCCAGCCCATGGTTTTGTGTCTTCTACCGACAACCATGGGAAGCAGACACGAGTCCAGTTCACCAAGGGTTTGATGCGGTCTGCGCGGATATCATAGTTCCAGTCAGCCAGTTCGGCTGTGCCGGCCACGCGCAAGCGATCGCCGAAGTTTGACGACACGATTTTGGTTGCTTCGTCCAGCAAGCTGACTTGTGGAGAAGATTGGCCTTCTGCGATCGGTAAGGTGATGCTGTACCCCTTGACCGGGTAGATATTGAGATTATCACCCACCATACGCGACAGGCGAGGGCTATCAACGCCACCGCAAATCACGATCTTGTCAAACAAGCGAGTGTCAATTACCAACTGCATAGGATTGGCAGGATCACTCTGCTTTGACACCACGATTTGGCGCCCGTCTTCCAAGAAAGCAATGGTCGAGACTTCCGTGTCAAACATAGTCTCGACGCCCTTGGAACGAAGATAGTCGATCATGCTGACGCAGAATTGATGAATGTCCCCACTCGCATCATCTTGCGTGTAGGTGCCACCGATCAACGTGGATTTGATGTGGGCCAAAGCTGGTTCAATGGCCACAATTTCGTCAGGAGTCACAGTGATACGATTGACGCCATTTGCATGGAACAACGGCAACGACTCCTTCGCTACATTGTAGGAGTGAATGTCTCGGTAGAAATGCAGAATGCCCTTCTTCTTGAGACTGAATTCCAGACCCAGTTCATCGGCCATCTGGAAGTAGAGTTCACGAGCCCGGAGGCCGATCTTGATCGTGTCGATCGTGTGTTGATCAGCCGTCCCATTGAACGTGTTCTTCAAAAAACCAGCGATCCATCGCATCTTTGGGATACTGGGTTTCGGATTGAAAAGCAGCGGCGCATCATTGTGGAACATCCATTTCATGCCCTTCAGCAAAGTGGCTGGTGATGTCCAGACTTCGCTGTTACAGACGCTCAATTGCCCGCCGTTGGCATACGAGGTATGCATACCAGCGTATGGTAGTCGATCGTATAGAACAACCTCATGAGTGTCCTTGAGTAGTTCGTATGCGGTTGTGACGCCTGTTACGCCTGCTCCGATGACTGCAATCTTCATGATGAACTCCTTTTGTGACACTGTATTTGAGCACTTCTGTGGTTATACCACAAGTCACTTCCATGTTGGCCAGAGCTTTTCCCAGACCATTTGCACGGCTTTCAAGTTGTTGTGTCGAACATGGCCATAACCTTTGATCTTTGCGGCTTCTCCCAAGATCTGACAGGCCAGATCATAATTGTCTGAGCGCAAGCTTCCACTAATGACCTTCACCATGTCGGTGAACTGTTCCAAAGTTTCACGGTCTTCTTTGCGGTCAGCCGTGTATCCCAGAGGATCGAACATTGTGCCACGAAGGAACTTCATCCTAGCGAGTACCTTCAAGGCTGTCATCCAGTGCTGACCGAACTTCATCTTGGTCTTTGTAACGAGAGGAGGGGCAAAGTTGAATTCAATCTTCCAGTCGCCTTCGAATTGCTTGCCAATTTGTTCAGTGAACTTTGGATCGGTCATCAAACGAGCCACCTCGTATTCGTCCTTGTATGCCATCAAACGGAAGAGATGTTCTGCCACAATAGCAGTCAGTTGGTTTGATTGGGAGACCTGGGCCTCAGCCATTCGAATTAAACGCACCAGAGCGTCGTATCGTGACGCGTAGGCACTGTCCTGATATGCGGTCAGATACTCAACGCGAGCCTTAGTCTTCTCGTCACCCCAGAAATTAGGCTTGGCTTTGCGAACAAAGGTAACTGGTACAGCGGGAGTCATGATCCGGCTGACGCTCGAGGGATTGTGAGCGTAGTGACGTCCCCATTCAAACGCTTCAAGGTTCTTTGCCACTTGCGCACCGTTGAGTTCAATTGCGCGACGCAAAGAAGCCAAGCTCAGAGGGATCAAGCCTTTTTGCCATGCAAAACCCATCATGATAGCATTCGAATAGATGGTATCACCCAAGAGCTTCTGTGACATGTCAGTGGCTTCGAACCTCAATTGGTTCTGTTTTGCCACTGATGCATCCAGGGCTGAATCACATTGACCGACTGGGAAACTCCATTCCGAATTCTTCAGCATTCCGGCAGTTGGCGTCTTGTGTGAGTTCAAAACAACAACAGTTGACGTCATGTTCATCAACGAAGTCGTGGCCGCGTTCGTTGCCACAATCGGATCGCAACCAAAGATCAAGTCGGCCATAGCCATACCGACCTTGGTAGTGTGGATCGATTCTCGCTTGTTGGCGATTTGAACATGACTCCAAGTTGCACCGCCCTTCTGTGCCAGACCAGCGGCCTCCTGCGCGATCACGCCTTTTCCGTCGATATGAGCAGCCATGCCGAGCAATTGCCCAACCGTAATCACTCCAGTTCCACCGATGCCGGCGATGACAATACCATACGCCTTGTCGCAGTCTGGGATGATTGGTTCTGGAAGTTCACCAAGTTGCTTGATGTCGGCTGATTCCTTGGATGGCTTGCGCAAAACGCCATCCTTCACTGTCACCAAACTTGGGCAGAAACCCTTCACGCATGACGTGTCTTGGTTGCAAGTGCTTTGATTGATGCGGCGCTTTGTGCCGAACTCAGTTTCAACCGGCTCAACACTCAAGCAGTTTGATTGAACACCGCAGTCACCGCAACCTTCACATACGGCTTCGTTGATGACGACGTGAGTCTTGGACTCAGGCATGGTACCGCGCTTGCGACGACGACGCTTTTCAGTTGCGCAGGTTTGTTCGTAGATCAGAATCGTGCAGCCTGGAATGTTACGCAACATCTTCTGAACTTCATCAAGTTGATCTCGATGATAGATGTTGGTGACGTTGAGCTCCATGTTGTCGCGATGCACTTCAGGGTGGTCACTGACGACTACCACGCAATTGGCGCCTTCAGCTTCGAGCTCCTTCACCATCGCAGAAACACTCAAGGTGCCGTCGATTGGTTGACCACCAGTCATCGCCACTGCGTCGTTGTAGAGGATCTTGTAGGTGATGTTGACCTTGGCGGCAATACTTTGACGAATTGCCAACAGGCCGGAATGGAAATAGGTGCCGTCACCCAGGTTCACGAATACATGCTTTTCTTTGGTAAACGGCGCTTGACCAACCCACGTAACACCCTCACCGCCCATCTGTGTGAATGTGTCAGTGTTGCGGTCCATCCATTGAACCATGTAGTGACAGCCGATACCAGCCATCGCACGCGAACCTTCTGGCACTCGGGTGGACGTGTTGTGCGGGCAACCACTGCAGAACCATGGTTGGCGATCGGCTCCAACAGGTGCCGATTGAATTGCGGCTTCCTTATCAGAAATTTCCTTGAGTCGAGATTGAATTCGATCACGAACTTCTTGGCTGACGCGATTCAAGAGCCCCAGTTTGTCGAGTCTCTGTGCAATGGCTTGTGCAATGATAGCCGGATTCAAATCAGCTTTTGCGCGGAGCAACCACTGAGAAGTGGGGTTGTCATACGACCATTCACCGCCAGTTTGGTCGCCCTCTGGTTCACTGAATTTGCCCAGCACATTGGGACGCACGTCTTCACGCCAGTTGTAGAGTTGTTCTTTGATCTGGTACTCGATCATCTGGCGCTTTTCTTCAATCACCAGAATTTCATCAAGGCCAGTCGCAAACTCTCGAGTACCGTGAGCTTCGAGTGGCCACACGACACCGACCTTGTGAATGCGAATACCCAGTTGGCGACACAATGCATCATCAAGGCCCAAATCGTGAATGGCTTGACGAGTGTCGTTGAACGCCTTACCGCTTGAGATCAAACCCAATTTAGCGTCATCACTGTCGAGAACTGTGTGATTGAGTTTGTTGGCGCGAATGTATGCCAATGCAGCATACCACTTGAAATCCATCAAGCGGGCTTCTTGTGCCAGTGGCGTGTCGGGCCAACGAATGTGAACCCCGCCCTCAGGCATCTTGAAGTCAGTGGGGATGACGATCTTGACTCGATCGGGGTCAATCTCAACGCTCGACGATGATTCAACCACCTCTTGAATGACCTTGAACCCAGACCACAAACCTGAGTATCGGCTCATTGCTATGGCATGCAAGCCGAAGTCCAGGATTTCCTGTACGTTGCTGGGGAAGAAAACTGGCAAGCCACATGCCTTGAAGATGTGGTCGCTCTGGTGGGCAACCGACGAGCTCTTTGCAATGTGATCATCGCCCGCGATAGCAATAACACCGCCATGCTGAGCGGTACCCGCCATGTTGGCATGCTTGAAGACGTCCGAACAGCGATCAACGCCCGGCCCCTTACCGTACCAGATACCAAAGACACCATCGAGCTTCTTTTGATCTGGGTAGAGGTCGATTTGCTGTGACCCCCATACGGCAGTGGCGCCCAACTCTTCGTTGACGCCTGGCTGGAACACGATGTTCTTGGGTTCCAAATATTTCTTGGCTTGCCAGAGGGCTTGATCGTAAGCGCCGAGAGGAGAACCGCGATAGCCACTGATGAACCCACCAGTGTTCAAACCGTTCTTGGCGTCGATTGCGTGTTGGAGGATTGGCAACTTCACCAGTGCTTGGATACCGCTCATGTATGCGGGACCCTTTTCAATGGTGTACTTGTCATCCAGTGACATTACGTCATTCTGGTTCGGGAGTTCCGTAGACATTCTACCTCCTAGAGTGGGTCACAAGATGGCGAGACCCTTTTCCACTCTTGAAGTCTAACTTAGATCGAACTCCGGACTCAACTTGAAATGCACCAAATCTTGTGCATTCTCAAACGAAATCTCGACGTGTGTCTGGTGTTCTTCTACTCGCCATTGACCATCGCAATGGTATTGGCACCAAAACTCAATCCAACGTGCGATGAGATCGGATCGAGTTTCATCCTCGATTGATAATCGTGTGAACTTAACTACCACTCGATGTGGTAGTTCCGCCTCGCTACCAGCTTGGTAGCGGGCGTTATTCATTTAAGGTTCACGTGGTCTTTCTCCACGTGCCGTGGGTTAAATCGATGCGCGATTTGTGATCACCTTGTCGACGATGCCGAAGGCCTGAGCTTCTTCTGCGCCCATGAAGTAATCACGAGAGCACAGACGCTTCATTTCTTCGAATGTGTGTGGGGTTGTGGGGTTGCCACGATTGCAGTCAGCAGTCAGGATGTGATGCAGACGATCGTTCAGCTTCTGGCTTTCGCGGAACTGAACTTCTTGATCGATCACCGTACCGCGAGTACCAGACGAAACTTGGTGGATCATGACGCGTGCATCCGGGAGGATAAAACGCTTGCCCGTTGCACCGCTACCCAGCAGCAGAGCGCCCATGGAGCAAGCTTGGCCCATGCACACGGTGCTGACGTCGCACTTGATGAAGTTCATGGTGTCGCGAATTGCGAGGCCAGCAGTCACGGAACCACCAGGGGAATTGATGTAGATGCTGATGTCCTTGTTGGGGTCAGCAGACTCCAGGAACAGAAGCTGAGCACAGATCAGGTTCGCCATGTGGTCTTCGACCTCACCGTTCAGGAAGATCACACGCTCTGCGAGCATCTTCGAGTAGAGGTCCATGGAGCGCTCACCTTGAGCGGTACGTTCGAGCACCATTGGAACCAGAGCATTGCGAGCATTCATTTTCATTTCCTTTCTCAGTTTGAAACTGGTTCTTGTTCTTCCCAAGCAGTTTCACCGCTCATCAATCGAAACAGAACCGCATCGTTGTCGTCTTCAAAGAAGACCACAGCCTTGTGACCGCCATGTCCAATATAACTGCCCCACCTACCATTTATGCTTTGGCAAATCCATGAATCGACTTTACCAAGAACATTGTCGTAGAAGCCATCAATATCAAACTCAAGTCGTGTCCACGTGGCCGGGCATGGCAACGTGGCTTTCCTGCCTTCATAACCATACAGCAGATCCCTGGCTGCGATGGTTACTCCGGTGAAACGAACTTTTTCGGGGATCATGTTGTCAGTATAGCGAAATTTCCAAAGTGGCGTTTCTTTGTTTCGTTACTTCTTCACACATTGCTGCCACTTCGGGTGTGCATGAAGAAACCCCGAGTCAGGTAGCCAACTCGGGGTTTGTGGCTTACTTGGGCTCGTAGTAAGCAGTCATGCCGAACGGCGCTTCGATCGTCGTGCTACCGTGGATCACGAACAGGGTGTCGCAGTAGTTCTCGTCACCCCAGCCATGGCCGGGATAGCCGTCGGTGAACATCACGAAGCGTTGGGGCTCGATGCCTTCTTCCTTCATGAATTCCCAGTTGGCTTCGAACAACGTGCCGCCACCACCCTTAGGGTCGTACTCCAGGATTTCGTCCAAGTTCTCCATCGTGAAGACCTTGGGGTTGTAAACCTGGGTGTCGAACGTCCACAGCGTCAGCTTGAAGTCCTTGAACGTTTCCATGATGCCCTTCACTTCCGTCAGGAAGTCCTTCAGCATCTCGTCGGTCATAGAGCCCGACGTGTCGATCGACACGGCGATGTCAATCGTGTCCATGAAGTTCATGCCGGGGAGCATCGCGCCCATCGACCAGCTGCGGCGGTTGATCTTCTGGAAGGTGTAGTCGTCCTTCAACGTGCTCTTGAAGTACGTTTCCAGAAGCGAACGCCAGTCCATCTTGGGCTGAGTCAGCGCGTCGATCATGCGCTTCACACCAGCGGGAACCTTGCCTGCGCCGACGGTTTGTGCAGCTTGGATGGTTGCGGCGCGAATCTCGTTGCGAATCGCTTGCATTTCATCTTCGCTCAGCTTGGGAGGACCGTCCTTGCCCATGACACGGACTTCGACTTCCTGGCCACTGCCACCGCCTTCATCGTCTTCCTTCTTGCCCGAAGTGGGATCGATGTGCTCGTCCAGCGTCATCTTGATCGTGGTCGAGTTCTGCATCAGCTGGTTGTAGACTTCCTCAGAAGTCATCAGGTCGGTGTACTTGTCGTCGTACAGACCGCCGTCTGGCATCTTGCCACAACCTTCCTTGACGAGGGTGTAGTTCACGATGTAATCGTTGGCCATGTTCCAGATCTTGGGGTCACGACCACCGCGACGACCCAAGTGATCGTAAACGCAGTGCAGCACTTCGTGGCCGATCAGGAACAGCAGTGCAGCGGGGGTCAGGCCCTTGATGAACTCACGGTTGTAGTACAGGCGCTTGCCGTCAGTTGCGGCAGTCTTGCACCAGAGTGACCCGTCGACGATTTCCAGACGCGTCGCGAGCGTACCGAAAAACGGCTTCTCGAGCAGCAGCTTCACACGAGCTGCAACGATGGCTTTGACCACCGGATCCGACATATCTACACCAGCCATATAAACCTCTTTCAGTTGTGACACCTCCATTGTGATGCAAGAATGCATTCATGTCAAGTGCAATAGTTAACGAAATAATGAGGATATGACTTGTCTGTTAATCCTTGAGCATCAAATCAATGCTTCATTCTCGACCATAACTGTCATATCCACTCTTATAGAGTGGTTTGATGATTTCCGAATCTGGAGTCGAGAGTGCTTGTTTCAATGCATCCACGAAAGAATCAAAATCACCATGTTTGAAGGCGAATTGTGGTGCTCCAAATGTGATCATACCACCCTGTTTCAACCAGATGATAACCTTCGATGGAGAATCAGAATTGGGGTCAGTACTGAAATAAGCTTGAATGATAAACTTGTGACTGCGACTCCATTTCTTACCAGTATCTTTCTCGGTTGCATCAATGGTTTTGACGAACTCTATCCCAAACGCTTTCGATTTATTCTTTCCACGGAAGTCACCAGTATCAGCAGAATAAAACTGCCATCCATTTGCTCTGGAGACACTGAATGTCCGCTTGAGATGCGCAATCATTTGGCGGATATTCATACCGTCCACCGAGCCACCTGTAGTTTCACCATCAACTTCATCGTACAGAGCGGATACCATCTTCGCCCAATTTCCATAGGTGGATGGTGCGCGGGTAATTTGCTGGCCATCGATGGATCCAATCATTTGGCCACCACTATCCCTGATGCTTAGGGTCTTCCCCTTATAGTTGGTGACTTTGCCTTGGCCTTCGATATCATTCCAAAGATGATATGATTTCCGAGCGTTTGCTTCCTCGAGAGGTGCGTTCAATATCGGAACGTGAGTGGGTTCTTTGGTGCTGTTTGATTCAGCGATGACTGAACTTTGAATGATTTCACGAAAACGCATGGCATTTCTCCCAGTGTATGATATATTTACAACACCAGGACTGCCACATGGTGGCCATGACTGTTTCTCAGTCTTCGTCTTTGCCGAAGAGTTTATTGCCGATCTTCCAACCTGTGTATGCGGCAGCCGCCACAACAACCAGCTTGGTGCCGAGACCGATCGTTGGGCCTTGGGATTGGTGCGCTTGACCTTCTGCTTGCCGTGAAGAACCGATCTTCTGGTAGACTGCACAACCTTGATCATCAGTCGAACCATCAGTCACTTCAAACTCCTCGTTGAGTAAACTACGAAAACGCATAATGATCTCCCATCAACCTCGATGCAACAGTCTAGCACAAATCATCACCAAATTGTTCATTGGTATTTGAATTTCCAAAAAAATGTGGCGACATAACTTTCGTCACGTCGCCACATCAACACCGCCTCGTGTTGGTTGCAGTAGAAGTGAACTCACTTCTACTTTTGCACAAATCAACCCATGATCAGGTCCTTGTACTTGGCCGTGAATTCCTCGAAACGCTTCATCTTGCGTGCCTCGAATTGTAGCTTGAACACGCTCAGCGCGGTCTTCGCGCCCATGATCGTCACTTCGGGAGTGAAGTTGTCGAGCATGAAGCCCAGGAAGTTGTCAGCCTGCTTGAGCCATTCGGCCTTGTCTTCAGCCTTGTTGCCACCGGCCTTGACCTTCTCAGCGCCGTCCTTCAGCTCGTAGCACAGAGCAGTGGTCAGAGCGTAGCACAGCGAGACTTCAGCGCGGGCCAGCTTCGTGACAGTGCCGGCCAGCACAGCACGAGGATCGGGCAGGTCAGCCGCATTCTTGCGGTACTCGTTGAACTTCAGACCCACGCCTTCGCCGACAGCACCGGAGACCAGGCCCACGACCACTTGTTCGGGCAGCACTTCAGCACCTTCCAGGGAATCGGACACGAAGTTCCAGGAACGGGGTGTCGGGAAGCCGCGGGATGCGCTCGAAGCGTCGAACTGGAACAGATCGTGCTTGAAAGCAGTCAAGTAGCCGACGACATCCTTGTGAACGTTCGAGCCCAGGGCCCAACGCTGCCAGTCGTCGAAGTCAGCTTCCATCTCCAGGTGGATGAAGCGGTTGGCGATCGGGGTCGGCATGCGGAATGTGATGCCCTTGTCCGTCTCGCGGTTACCAGCGGCCATGATCATGCAGCCTTCGGGAACTTCGTACTCGCCCAGCTTGCGGTCCAGCA